TCTCTCCGCACACGACCGCGAAATAAACACAATTTGTGGTTGCACTTTCGAGAGAGAGAGACCATCAGAGAGAGAGAGACCATGAGCGAGACGCGAGGAAGGAAACCGAAGCCGGTCGAACAGAAGCAGAGAATCGGGAATCCCGGGAAGAGGAAGTTGTCGGTGGTCACTCCACTCGATCCTCAGAGCGCAAGCGACATTCCTGAACCACATCGACCACTCATGCCCGGTCGAGATGGCACGAAGGGATACGGACAGAAACTTTGGGAACTCATTTGGCAAGCAGGTGGAGCGTGGCTTCGTCGAGATGCTGACATCGAACTCGTGATGCTTGTCTGTGAGCAAACAGATGAGCGAACAATTCTTCGATCGAAACTCTTTGCGAATCAACTCGACTGGCGTGAACGCGCAGCGCTTCGTCACTTAGAGAAACAGATCACAATGAATCTCTCATCGCTCGGCTTCTCTCCTGTCGACAGAGCGAGGATGGGTATCGCAGCGCAGAGCGTTTCAAGTTTGGATGAGTTCAGGAATCGTGTCAACAAGAACCGCCAAGCCAAGTAAGGCATGGGCTCCGACATACGCGACGCTCCCGGGGAAGGGAACGAGCGACGGTCAAGGAGTCATCGACTTTGCTGAACAATTCCTTGAAGTGTCGAAAGGTCGTCGTGCTGGCGAGCCGCTCCTCTTCACTCCTTGGCAACAATGGCTCATCCATTCCCTGCTTGAACGAAGGGATGATGGTCGACTTCGTTATCGTCGAGCGCTAGTTGGTCTCCCACGAAAGAACGGGAAGTCGCTCATCGGATCTGCGCTGGCGCTCTACGGCTTGTTCGCTGGTGAACCGGGCGCGGAGGTTTACTCGGCAGCCGGTGACAGACAGCAGGCTCGCATCGTCTTCAATGAAGCGAAGCAACAGATCATGCGCTCCCCGCTCCTGTCGAATGAGTGCAAGGTCTATCGTGACGCCATCGAGGTGCCGATGTATGGCGCTGTCTATCGAGTGCTATCGGCTGACGGCAAACTCCAACAGGGCTTGAACCCATCGCTGGTTGTCTTCGACGAATTATGGGTGCAGCGCAATGATGAGTTGTGGGATGCCTTGACGCTCGGCTCAGGAGCGCGCGTCGATCCATTGGTCGTGGCATTCACGACTGCTGGCTACGACCTCGACACAGTCTGTGGGCATCTTTACGACTACGGCAAAGGCGTAGCCGGTGGCGACATCGATGACGACGCATTCGGTTTCTATTGGTGGGAAGCCCCGATGGACTGTGATGTCTTCGATCGCAAGGCTTGGAACATTGCGAATCCAAACTTGGCGCTCGGCATTCTCGATGCTGATGACATGGAATCCTCAGCGAAGCAGACAAGCGAAGCATCGATGCGACGCTTCCGACTAAACCAATGGGTGCGAGCACAAGAGTCATGGCTGCCCGCTGGCGCTTGGGAACGCTGTCAAGGAAATGTGGTTATCGATCCGGATCTCCCGACATTTGTGGGAATCGACATGGCATTGAAGCACGACAGCATCGCAGTCGTCTGCGCTCAGGTCGACGAAGACGGAAAGATTCATGTCGAGCATCGCATTTGGCATCCCGATCAGAACGCCATCGATGTCCATGAGATCGAGGCTTACCTACGGGAATTGCATGACCGGCTGAATGTGGTCGAGTTCGCTTACGACCCTGCGTTCTTCCAACGCTCCGCTGAGGAACTCCTCGATGATGGTCTCCCGATGTTGGAGTTCCCTCAGTCGTCTCAGCGAATGGTTCCCGCTTGTGGCACCACTTACGAGTTCATCGTCAACAACAAAGTCATTCATGGAGGGAATCCAATGTTCACAGATCAAGTCCTATCGGCAGCACAACGCATGACCGAGAACGGGTGGCGGCTTAGCAAAGGAAAGTCGAGAAGAAAGATCGACGCATGTATCGCAATGGTGATGGCTATCGACCGTGCTTCGAGACGCGCTATCAACACACCACCTCCTAGCATCATCTCTGTATGGTGAGTCGATGATGAATCGATTCAAGCAATTCAGCAAGGTCGCTCTATTCGTAAGCACCTACATCGTGGAGTTTGGTGGCATGGCACTTGTCTCAATAGGCGCAGGGATGATCTACAAGCCAGCAGGCTTCATCGTTGCAGGAGCGTTCATCATCGCAGTTGTTGAGGTCAAAGCATGAGTCTCCTTCGTTCAAGAGTCGAGAAGCGGGCGCTCCCATCGAGTATCGATCCGAATCAAGTCACCGCTCGACCACTCTTCGGTAACTACTCCGGTGAATTAGTCACCGAGACCAACATGTTCACATCGTCTGCCGTCATCGGTTGCGTGACGCTCCTCGGTGATTCCATTGCGACCATGCCGGTCAAGACATTCCGCAACATCGATAATCGCTACGAACAATTGCCTCCCCCGTCATGGCTGCAACATCCCAACGCTGACCAAACGATGTTCGAGTTCATTCATCAGACAATCATCACCGCTGCTATTCATGGCAACGCATTCATCTTTGTTGCCCGTGATGGCAACGAGATTCTCGAACTCCGCAACATCCATCCCGACAAGGTTCAGCCATTGCGACTGAATGGCGAGATCTTCTACCGAGTAGGAGAGACCATCCTCGACTCGTCTGAGGTCAAGCATCTGCGCTGGCTCCAACTTGCGAATAGTCTTCTCAGCCTTTCGCCACTTGATGCGTTGCGAAACACCATCGGCACGAATCTCGCTATCGAACGATTCCTGTCACAGTTCTATGGCGATGGAGCGACACCATCTTCTGTGCTTGAAACAGATCAACAATTGACCACTCAGCAAGCAGATGTGCTTCGTGAGACTTGGGTCGATTCGCTCTACAAGCGTCGTCGACCTGCTGTGTTGACTGGCGGCTTGAAGTGGAGATCCATCACCGCATCAGCAACCGACATGGACACGATGGCTCATCGAGAAGCAATTGTTCGAGACATTGCGAGGGCTTATCGAATCCCGCTCTACATGATTCTCGGTACTGGTGGCGACACTCAGACTTATCAGAACATCGAAGCAGCCGGGATGAACTTTGTTCGTCACACGCTCCTTCCTTGGATGCGTCGACTTGAAGATGCACTCTCTGATCTGATGCCACCGGGTCAATTCATTCGACTCGATCCTGATGAGTTCCTCCGCGCTGACATGTTGACGCGAGTGAGAACACAACAACTGATGATTATGTCGGGAACGATGACACCGAATGAAGCACGATACGACCTTGGTCGTGAGCCATACGAAGGTGGCGATCAATTCATTCTCGGAGTTCCGGGAGCGCCAATGGCATCAGTCGAAGGAAGCGAAACACTTCCGACGCTGGGCAAAGATGGAGAACCACCACAATGAGATCCTCAGCATTCACCGTGACTTCGACGGCATCACGAATCATCGACAAAGACAATGTCCATCGCACGATCTATCTGCATGTCGTTGGCAATGGAACCGTCTATCTCGGAGCGTCGAATGTGACTTCATCGAATGGATTAGCAACCGAGAAGCATGCTGTCCCATTCCAAATGATTCTCCCGCTTGGTGAGGAATTGTGGGCAGCGACCGCAAATGGCGTGACAGAGAATGTCAGACTCTTGATTCCGGATGTCGACTGATGCCCTACGGGATCTCTGAAAGTCAAAGCGACTGCAATGGTTGGGCAACGGTGAAGCAAGCCGGTGGTGGATGGGAAACCATCGGATGCCATCAAAGCAAACAAGACGCCATCGATCAGATGGTCGCCGTCTCGATCTCCGAAGGAATCGAACCAGTCGGTGAAGTCAGAGAACTCCGCGCAGACTCCTTCGCTCCCACTTCAAGCATGAAGGATGAAGCACAACGCGGACTCGACTGGCGAGAAGAGTTCGGTCGAGGTGGCACCAACATTGGAGTCGCTCGGGCGAGAGACATCATCAATGGTCGAGACTTATCCCTCGACACGGTCAAGCGAATGGTGTCGTATTTCGCACGGCATGAAGTAGACAAGCAGGGACAAGGATGGTCTCCCGACGAAGATGGTTATCCATCAGCCGGTCGCATTGCATGGGCATTGTGGGGAGGAGATCCCGGTCGCTCATGGGCAGAGGCAATAGTCAAACGAGAAGAGGATCGACAACTACCGATGGAAGAAGAAGACGACTACGGCTTGAATCCGCGTCAAGAAGCGCAATACGAAACGCTCGAATACATCGCAGAGACATTCGGCAAATGGAATCAAAGCAGCGATGCTGATGGCGCTCACTACATGGAAGAGTCACCATTCGTCGAGGAAGGACTTGTCTGCTCGAATTGCGTCTTCTACGAAGGTGGTCGAGGATGCGAAGTCGTCGAGGGAGACATTGCGCCGAACGGCATCTGCAAGTTGTGGATCATCAGAACAGATCTCATTCAAGGAGAAGCACCAACTATGGAAACAGAACCAGTAACAGAAGAAGAAGTCGAAGTCGAATCCAATGGCATCGAGATTCGATGGGCAAGCGAACAATACGAGAAGCGCTCGATCGCATTCTCCAATTTGGAGTTCCGCATGGATGGCGACTCGAATCGCTTCATGGGATACGCAGCGATGTGGGATTCACCATCGGAGCCGCTCCCTTGGACAGAGTTCGTTCGTCGAGGCGCATTCAGCAAGACGATCAACGATGGCGCTGATGTTCGACTCCTCGTCAACCACGAAGGAGTTCCTCTCGCTCGCACCAAGTCGGGAACAATGACGCTCCGGGAAGATGAGCGTGGTCTATGGGTAGACGCTGAGTTGGATCCATCCAACCCATTAGCAGCGACCGTCATCTCTGCAATGAAGCGAGGCGACATGACACAGATGTCATTCGCATTCGAGACCATCAAGGATTCATGGAGCGACGATCGACGCACTCGTGAACTACGCGAGGTTCGACTCTTCGATGTCAGCATCGTGACTTACCCTGCTTACGAACAAACAGTCGCAACGATTCGTTCACGAATTAGCACAGAGAGTGTTATCGTGACGCCCAAACCGATCGCGTTGAGGAAGGCACAGATCGACCTCGCTCGACGGAGAGCCGCTCGCTAGCCGCATCAGCACTAGCACGAAGCACTCGTCATCAACCACAAACGCCAACACAAAGGACACTCCAATGGCATTTAGCGAGAAACTGGTCGAGAAGCGAGACGCTCTCCTCGCCAACGCACAAGCAATTACCGAAACGGCTGAGACCGAAGAACGCGATCTCACCGACGACGAAGACTCAACAATCAAGGAAGCGCTGCGCTCCGCTGCCGACCTCGATGAGCAGATCAAAGAACATCGTGACCTTGAAGCACGAGCCGCACAAGCAAAGGAAGTCCGCATGGACAAGGGAATTGAGCAGAACATCATCGTCAAGAGCGAGGCTCGCACCTACACAGAGCGTTCAGGAAACTCATTCCTCCGCGATGCGTATGCAGCACAATTCTTGAATGACTTCGAGGCTCGTGAGCGTCTCGCCCGTCACTCACAAGAAGAGCGAGTGGAGCGTCGTGATGTCACCTCGACAAACTTCTCCGGTCTCATCGTTCCACAATTCCTCACGGAACTCGCAGCACCGTTGGCTCGTGCTGGTCGACCACTTGCAGATGTTGCATTCAAGCATGCACTACCGGCTGCTGGTTTGACTATCTCGATCTCACGCGTGACCACAGGCTCCTCTGTTGCTGAACAGACAGAAGGTGCATCGGTCAGCGAAACCAACATGGATGACACCAAGTTGGATGTATCGATCAAGACATACGCAGGTCAGCAGAATGTGTCGCGTCAGGCTCTCGAACGCGGAACAGGCGTCGATGGTCTCGTCATGGCAGATCTCGTTCGTGCTTATCACACAACTTTGGATGCTGCTGTTGTCACCGAAGTATCAGCATCAGCCGGTACGACCGTTGCTTACACAGACGCAAGCCCAACAGTCGCAGAGTTGTATCCGAAGTTGCTGAATGCGATTCAGTCGATTCAGACATCCTTCTACGGCAACCCCAATGTGGTCGTGATGCATCCGCGTCGTCTCGCATGGATCCTTGCTGCTGTTGATTCAACCAACCGACCACTCGCTGTTCCTGTTGCTAATGGCGCAATGAACGCGATCGCAGTTGGTAATGGCAATGTGCAATACGGCAACTCGGGATACTCCATCGCAGGCTTGCCAGTCATCACCGATGGCAACATGGCAACCAACCTTGGTGCTGGAACAAACGAAGACGCGATCTTCGTTGGCAATACAAGCGAACTCCATTTGTGGGAAGAAGGAGACGGCAACCCAATGATGCTCCGCTTCGAGCAACCAAAGGGAGCGGAACTCGATGTGCAGATGATCGTGTATGGATACGCAGCCGTTACCGCTGGTCGTTATCCGAAAGCATGGGCGACCATCGGTGGCACCGGCTTGGTCACACCAACCTTCTAGTCACGCAGGTAGTAATGGGGAGAGTGGTCGGGACAGCCACTCTCCCCATCTACGCATTGGAGCAACATGAACTCATTAGTCGATGCACTCATCATTGAACGCGAGGGATACCTTCGACGCGGTCTCATGGATCGTGTGAAGCAGGTCGATGAACAACTCGCTGCTCTCGGTCACAAGAAGATCGAAACAGCAACCGCTGAGCCAACAACTGAACGCGCAATAAAGCCGACCGCAAAGAAGCGCAGCGCATAAGTCATGGCGATCGTGAACGGCTACTGCACATTGGCAGAAGTCAAGGCAGCACTCAGACTGACAGATAACGCAGACGACTCCTTGCTTGAACGAGCCATCGAAGGAGCGTCTCGACGCATTGATGGATACTGCAACCGCTGGTTCTACAAGACTCCATCAACAGCGATCAAACTCTACGCCCGTGATTCGTATGTCTTGATGACTCAGGACATTGCGAATACAACAGTCACATTGAAGACTGACGATGATGGCGACGGAACATTCGAGGACACTTGGGTGCAAGGAGTCGACTATCAACTCGAACCAACGACAGTTGTTCTGTCGGGCTTCCCTTACTATCGCATCGTCGCTATTGGGTCGAAGACATTCCCATTAGAGATCCTGGAACCGATTCCAGCGCAGATAGAAGTCACAGCGCAATGGGGCTGGAATGCTGTGCCACATGATGTTCGTGAAGCCTGCATCCTTCTATCGATGCGTCAATTCGCACGACTCAATGCAGCGCTCGGTGTTGTTGGCTTCGCTGACATGGCGATTCAAGTCCGCGCTGTCGATCCTGATGTACGAGACATGCTGGCTAAGTACCGGCTATTCACGGCGGGCTGATGGCTGCATCAGTCTCAGCGGTCGCCACAGCATTGATGGCAAGCCTGTCGACTGTGAATGGTCTACGCACAAAGACTTACCAACCTGAGAATCCTGTTCCCCCGATCGCGTATCCGGTATTGCAAACAATCACATACCATCGCGCATTCACCGGAGGTGATGTAGTGATGGAATGGAATGTCTCTGTCATTGCTGGCAGATGGACAGATAGAACCGCACACGCTCTGCTAGACAGTTACTTGTCGTATGACGGTGCATCAAGTATCCGCGCTGCTCTCGAAGCAGACAAGACGCTTGGTGGAGTTGTTCAGACGATGATCGTTCAGAACTCCGCAAACATCGCAAGTCTCAGTCAAGCCGACCAAGAGTTCTTGGAGATCACATTCCAAGTCACAGTTCATGCGTAAAGGAACAAGATGAAGCAGTATCGAATCACCAGCGACCGGCTAACTCTCGGTAAGAAGGATGACCTGATCTCCGAAGACAAACTCGAAGGAGCAAACATCGATGCGCTCATCTCCGGTGGGCATCTCGAATTAGTCAAGACAGCAGCAACAACCAACAACAAGAACACAGAGGAGAAGTGACATGGCGAAGATCGTGCTCACCGATGCAAGTATCACAATCAATAGCGTTGCGCTCAGCGATCATGCCAACAGCGTCACGCTCAACTACGAAGTCGATTCAGTCGAAGTAACTTCATTCGGAGATTCAGGACACAAGTTCGTTGGCGGTTTGCAGAACATGTCTTGCGAGATCGCGCTCATGCAAGACTTCGCAGCAACATCTGTTGAAGCAACTGTCTACGGTCTCGTTGGAACAACAACCACAGTCGTCATCAAGCCGACCGCTGCTGCTGTTAGTGCAACCAACCCGAGTTACACCATCACGGGTGCATTCTTAGCAGCACACACACCCGTAGCCGGTGGCGTGGGAGAACTCAGTATGACAACGCTGTCGTTTACTGGTGGCACTCTCGCTAAGGCAACTTCGTAACAACAACGCAACAACAGGAGACAGCAGATGCGTATCACAATGAAGATCGACTTCGTCGATGGAACAAGCAAGGAAGTCGAAGCACGATTCGCTGACTTCGTTTCATTCGAGCGGACATGGAATCGGAGCGTGACCAAGTTCGAGGATGAACTCCGTCTGACCGACTTGGCATGGATCGCTTGGCACTCAGAGATCAGAACGAAGTCGACGACGAAGCAATTCGACCCCGACTGGCTCAATGATGTCGAAGCGTTGAATCTTGTCGGAGATGAAGCAGAGGTAGCCGACCCTTTGGTCGAGACTCCGCAACATGGCGACTAGCACTCATCGCTACTGAGGCGGGGATTCTTCCTTCTCATCTTCTCGATGAAGACTCTGATCTTCTCGACGCAATGTTCGACTACATCGTGTGGCGCTCCAACAACAAACGGCAAAGTAGTGTGAACCCATGAGCAACAACTTCTTAGATGTGAACATCTACGGTGTGAAGTCAACGCTCGAATACTTGCGACGCTTCGAGCCTGATGCTTACCGAGCCGTCACAAAGGAGATGAGGAACACAGCGAAGCCAATTGTCCGCGCAACCGCTCAGCAATTTCCTCGCGCTCCGATCGTGAATAGCAAAGGGATCTCCTATTGGACTTTGTATGGTCACGACTCAAAGAAGAAGCAACGCTCAGACAAAGGCGAGAGCGGATACTCATTCCCTCGATACGACATCACGCAGGTGCGAAAGGGAGTCAAGTCGAAGGTCGGCGGTCGCAAGAACAAACAAACGAACTCGTATCCGATTCTGCGAATCATTCAGAGCGATGGTGCTGGTCAGATCTATGACTTGGCAGCGGAAGGTCACAGCGTCGCTGGTCGCGCATTCGTCGGCAAATTGAATGGCGCTGCATCACGAATCATGCACCCGACTGTCAAGAAGATGATGCCAAGTATTCGTCGAGACATCGAAGCATCACTTCGTCAATACGAGCGTGAGTTCTCCGACAAGATTCAGATCGACATGGACAAGCGAATGAAGTTGTCTGCTTCATCATCGAGACAAGTGCGAGATGCGCTTGGTCGCTTCGGAAGGATGGTTCGCTAATGGCAGTTGTAGTTCCTGTCATCTCGACATTCGACGACCGGGGAGTCACTCGTGCGATTCGAGACTTCAAGAAGTTGGATAGTTTCAGCAGCAAGTCCGCGATGGGGCTTCTGTCGATCAACAAAGGCGCAACACAACTCGGTAAGACTTTCGCAAAGGTCGGAGGCATAGCCGGTGGCTTGGTCGGTGTTGTTGGATCTCAACTCGTCGCTGCTGCTTACGAATCACAGAAGGTCATGGCTCAGACGAATGCCATCATCAAAGCGACTGGTGGAGCAGCAAACATCACAGGCGAACAAGTATCTGATCTCAGCCGTCGACTCTCGTATCAGACAGGCGTCGACGATGAATTGATTCAGTCGTCTGCGAATCTTCTTCTCACTTTCAAGGCTGTGAAGAATCAAGTCGGAGAGAACAACGACATCTTCAACCAAGCGGTACAGGCTTCGCTTGATCTCGGGAATGTCTTTGGATCGAGTGATGCAGCAGCAAAGCAACTCGGCAAGGCATTGTCAGATCCAATCAAGGGTGTGACTGCATTGAAGAAAGCCGGTGTTGACTTCACCGACAAGCAACGCGCACAGATCAGAACGCTTGTCGAGAGTGGTCGCGTTCTCGAAGCACAGAAGATCATTCTCAAAGAAGTCCAAAGTCAAGTCGGTGGCACAGCAGCAGCATCAGCAACCGGCTTCGACCGAATGAAGGTAGCGATCGGGAATCTCGCAGAGGACTTAGGCACGATGCTAATTCCGTATGTGGAGCGCTTCTCAAAGTTTGTTGTCGACAATGTCGTTCCCGCTATGGAGAACTTCCGAGACATCGTTGGTCGCAATGGCATCGGCGCTGGCATTGAGTATCTCGTTGGATCTCTCCTCGGTGGTATTTGGAACATGGGCAAATTGGGCAAGACAATCGTTTTCGTCGCAGGAGCCTTTGCAGCATTGAAGGTTGCGACCATCGCGTATCGCGGAGCGATGGCAGCGATGAACATTGTTCTCACTCTGAGCAATGGCGCGTTGGCTCAACTCATCACTCGACTTGGTCAGACGAAGATCGCAATGATGGCAGCCGGTGGCTTGACAGCGCTCTTGACTGTGGCTGCTGCACTCTACGGCGCATACGCATCGAACAAAGCGAAAGCAGAAACACAGACACGCAACTTCGTCGAAGCATTGAAACTCGAAGGACAAGCACAACTCGACGCGCTTGTGAATCTCTACAAGTCAGATTCAGCATTCAGGACAGCGACAAATGTCTTGAAGACATACGGTGGCAGCATTCAGATGTTGTCGACATACCTCGATGATGGATCGGGTCGAATCGGTCGATGGACAGGAATCGTCGAACAAGTCACACAAGGCTTCGACAATCTCAACCAAGCAACACAGAATGCGACTGGTGGAGCGGCTGGCGTTGCGACCGGCTATGACACTTTGCGCTCAAAGATTCCGATGCTTCGCAACGCGACCAACGCTCAGATCGACACATTCATCGCTGCCATCAAGACATTCGGCAGGATGAGAGCAGAGACCTTGTCGACACAAGAGGCGACAGAACTATTCACGAAGTCACTTGGTCTCAATGCTGACGCAGCGAATGGTGCTAGCGGAGCGAATGGTGGTCTCGGCAACACCGTCAAGACAGCGAAGGAACAATTCCGGGATTACACATCAGCGCTTCGAGATACTTCACGCGCACAGAAGGATGTCGCATCAGCAACAAAGGCAACCAAGAAAGCACAAACGGATCTTGACAATGCGACCAAAGCGGTCACAGACGCACAGACGAAACTGAATCAGATCGCTAGCGGCTATGGGGCAGGCTCCACGCAAGCAAAGACAAAGGAAGATGAACTCGCTCAGGCGAAGCGAGATTCGACTCGTGCTGGCTTCGACTTGGTCAGAGCGCAGAACGCGGTCACAGATGCACAGGTCGCTCTCTCGGAAGCACAAGCAAGCGGAGATCCTCGCGAGATCACCGAAGCACAGATGACTTTGACTGAGGCGCAACTCGCCTTAGAAGAGCAACAGATCAAGACTGCCGAAGCAACCACAGCGGTGACGACAGCGCAGACAGCATTGAATGAGACTGTGAGTGGAGCGTCGACAGACTCGCAGACTTACAAGGATGCGCTCATCGAATTGCAAGACGCTCAGGCAAAGCAGCAAGAAGCGATCGACAATCTCGCAGCCGCAAAGGATCGAGAAGTCGAAGCAACGCAACGCCTGATCGACAAGGAGAAGGAACTCATCGACTTGCGTAAGCAGACGGGAGCGACTGTTGTTGGTCGAGCCGAAACGCAATTCGCAAAGCAGGGTGGCACTCTCCCACAATCGACCATCGGAAAGTTGACGAAGACAACAACAGCCGGTGGCAAACGAGTCAAGACAAAGATCCCCGCTACTCGCATCCCTGCTATGGCAACTGGTGGAATCGTGATGACGCCAACTCTCGCGCTCATTGGCGAGAAAGCACCGGAAGCGGTGGTGCCATTGTCGAAGATGGGAGCGATGGGTGGCGATACATACAACATCACCATCAACAGCAAGATCGCTGATGCTTCACTTCCCGACATCATCGTTGCTGAATTGCGAAAGTTCAACCGACGCTCCGGCGCTATCAACATTCAGGTCGCGTAATGGCACTTCCTGACTTAGGCACATACAAGGTTGAACTTGACGCAGGCTTCTATCAGGATGTCTTCACTCTCGATGATGACGACTTGGGAATCCTCGACCAAGACTTCCTCGATGGCAGCACAAACTTCTTCGACATCACGGAGTATGTGGTCAGCGTTCAGATCAAACGAGGGAGATCCAGTCAAGACGCTCAATTCGGTGCTGGCACTTGCACGATCATCATCGATGACCTGCTTGGTCAGGACAAGTTCAATGTCGCCAACACAGCCAGCCCGTATTGGAATGAGGAGCGAGGCAGACTTGGATTCGAGCCTCGACGCCTTGTGCGCGTCAGTCGCAATGGTGAATACCTGTTCTACGGCTTGATTCAGAAGTACGACACCGAGTTCAGCATGGATGACCACAACATGATTACCGTCACCTGCACCGATGCCACAATCAACCTGACCACGACAAGCATCATTCCTTTCACGCCACCGGCTGAGAAGTCGGGAGCGCGAGTCGACCGCATCCTCGGCTTGCCTGAGATCCAATACCCAACAGATCCCGCTCCCATCATTGCCACCGGCGTAGCGAATCTTTCAAGCATCGAAGTCGGTTCACAGACACCACTCGCTTACTTCAATACCGTCATCGAAACTGCTGAACAGGGTCGCCTCTACATCAACCGGAGCGGAGCGCTCGTATGGGAAGAACGAACACCGAAAGCAACCACAGCATCTCCGACTGTCACATTCGGTGATGATGGTCTCGCTTCATCGATTCCGTATTCGTCTTTGGAAGTGATCTATGAGTGACGCAGTAGTCCGTTCCAATTCGATTCGACCTGATTCGCTTGTGAACTATGTCGATGTCATTGTTGTCGCTAATCCATCGCAGCCGACACCGACGCTCCAAGTCACACAAGACACCAACTCGCAGATCATCTACGGGGTGCAAACCATCTCGCTCGAATCCCTGCTTGCCACCGACGCTGATGCGGAACTCCTCGCTGACTATTTGATTCGACCCGATCCGAATTACTGGTTCACAGGTCTCGGCTTGAACATGCACCGGCTAACGAATGCACAGCGCTTAGCAGTCACACAACTAGACATTGGCTCCTTCATAGCCGTGACGAAGTCGTTCAAGTACGGAACGCCATCGGTCGTCACAAAGAATCTCTACATCGAAGGAATTGAACATCGAATCACTCCTTCGACGCATACCATCGAACTCTTCTTCTCTCCTGTCGGCTTCTACCAAGAGTGGCAGGATGTGACAGCGACAATGACTTGGAGCGAGGCTCCCAGCGGTTTGTCGTGGACTAACCTCATTTGGACACAGTTGTAAGGAACATCATGGGAACCACTCCAAACTTTGCCATCCCGTATCCGGAGCCAACCGACTTCGTCGCTGATGGTGCTACTCAGATGGAAAGTCTTGCTGAACAAGCAGACGCATCATTGTTCGCATTGGGCATGGGGCGCAACCGTCTGATCAATGGCGACTTCCGTATCGCTCAGCGTGGGACTTCGTTTGTGGCTGGTGCTAATAACGACGACACATACAACCTCGACCGATGGACAATTCTCTCGGATGGCAACGACATCGTCGACATCACGCAAGCCAATGTTGCTCCCACCGGCGGGCTATTCAGCATCGGTCTTGATGTCGAGACAGCGAACAAGAAGTTCGGCATCATTCAGATCATCGAACAGAGAAACATCATCGGCATGTTGAATCAGCCGGTCACTCTTTCATTCTCTGCCCGCACATCAGGAACAAGCATCGGCAACTTGAAGGCGGTCATACTTTCATGGACTGGAACAGCGGATACCGTGACATCAGATGTTGTGTCTGCTTGGAATGCCGATGGTGTTACTCCGACATGGGCAACGAATTGGACTGCTGAGAACACGCCACAGAACCTTGCGCCATCTAACACTTGGACTCGCTACTCGATCACAGCGACACTTGATACTGCCAACACAAACAATGTTGCTGTCTTCATTTGGTGCGATGACATGACTACCACTCTTGGCGACTTCCTCTACATCACAGATGTTCAATTGGAAGTCGGATCTCTTGCAACACCATTTGAGCGCAAGACAACATCGACGGTAATTCAAGAGTGTCAGCGTTATTACGAGAAGTCATACAGCGCAGCGACCGCTATTGGTACAGCGACAGAAACAAATTGCGTCGTAATGTTCACGGTTTCATACACAGGAACATTGCGCGCATGGGGGAGATGGGCAACGCCGAAACGCATTGCTCCAACAACGCAACTCTACAACACGAACAATGGCGGTGCCGGAACAATCACCGTTACGGGTTGGGGCAACACAATCTATGGTGGCGACTTTCAACAAGATCGTTTCTATGCAGGCGTCGGAACGGTTACGGGAACGGGCGTTACCTTTCACTACACAGCAGATGCGGAGATGTGATGTACGAATTGCGAACGCTAGGAGAGATGACTTTCGTCTATCACCCACAGATCGGTGTCATCCCGGAAGATGAATTGAATCGTCACTATCTCGATTACATCGTGTGGCTATTTGAGGGAAACACTCCCGAACAAGTGAATGTTCAAGTGGAAGGAAACAACTGATGGCTGGCGCAGGCGCTCGACTATTCCCAGCGAATAGCAAACTCACCTCGACACAAGTGAACACTTTTTTGATGGATCAAACCATCATGCGATTCGCTACGACGGCTGCGCGTGACGCAGCATTCGGTGGTGTTGGTGAACCAACACTCGCAGAGGGAATGACTGCATACATCGATGCCGACAACTCCATCTACACATACGATGGATCGAACTGGGTCAAGATGGTGAGCACATCTGATAGGCAATCAATTGGTCTGTGGGCTGTAACACCATCAAGCGTTGCAGGTACAGGTGTAACTGTTTCCGGTTCAACTGTGACAATGGCTGGTACAGGTAGTGTTGCTTCATTGAATGGCGTATTCACAAACGAGTATCGACAGTATCGAATTATCATCAACCACACGATCAACAATCAAGTGTTGTATTTCAGACTGCGTTCAGCAGGATCAGACGCATCAGGAAGCAACTATTCGTATGTGGTTGCCTACAACGCATTCAATGGTGGTGGTGGTGGCAATTTCAATGGAATCAACTTGACAACGAATGTCATTGGTTATGGTGATGTGAATACAACATCAATTGTTTCAATCGATGTTACGAATCCAGCACTCGCGTTACCGACTAACACAACAGGTACAGCAGCGTGGTCTGGCGCGAGTGGTCATGTTGGCGGTTATCATAACTTGTTTACGGCATACGACGGATTCACAATCTTCGCCGTCTCCGGTGTGATGTCCGGTCAAATCAATGTGTATGGCTATCGCTAATGGATACCGAGATCATCGTTGCTCTCATTGGTGCATCAGTCACCTTGCTAGTGACGCTCCTCGAATTGACACGCAGACAGAACAATAAAGATCACGCCAGCAACTCGGTCAAACTCGACCGGGTGATCGAGAAGATAGATCAGGTCGACAGCCGAGTATCGGGACACATTGAGTGGCACCTCGACGCTGGCTCACGCGACTGACTTCACAACGACTCATTGTTCTCATTCCGCTCGGAATGGTTCTGATGTCGAGTGCTGCATCAGCAAGCAACATCGGGCTGACGATGACTGTCTTCGACAACGCAGACTTCAACGCATCACCACCGCTCCCCGCAGACGAACGAATCGTTGGTCAAGTCAATGTCGACAAGATCGACTACTCATTCGATAGAGCGCCTCTGTTCAATTTGTACGAAGACTTTGCTGCCCGCTTCGATGGATGGATCTCTGCGCCTTGCGAATGTCCGGTCTCATTCATGGCGCAAGCAGATGATGGAACAATTCTGCTTCTCGACAATGAGGAGATTACGAATGACTGGATCGACAAAGGCGGTGGCGGCTCTATTAGTCAACCGGTGGCATTCACGGGTGAAGCAAAGCGACTCCGCTTGTGGTTCTACGAGAACGGTGGCGGGGCATGGGTGCAACTTTGGTGGCTCATCAACAATGAGTGGTCGATAGTCCCGGCTGAGGCATTCAGCATGGATGAGCCGACGACCACGACAACCACCACATCAACAACTACAACCACGATGCCGACAACAACAACTGAGACCATCGCGACGACTACCACTTCGACCACGATGACCACGATGCTTCCCCCGGTCGAGACGACATCGACCACTACAACCACGACGACGCTCCCGCCGATCGAAACGATCCCGCTCACAACGACCACCACGACCATCACAACGATTCAGCCCGGGACAACTACGACGACCATGCCGACCACAACTACTCAGCCGCCACCAGCGGCAGAACCAGCGCTCACGGATCTCAACAATGATGAAGCAACAGCGCTCGCCACTAATCCCGAAGTGCTTGAAAGCATCACGCAAGAAGAAGCGGTCGAGATCTTTGCCAGCATTGATGAATCAAGCCTGACCATCGAGGAAGGTGCTGCCATCGTCGCAGCGGTTCAGAACGCACCGGCTGAGGTGAGAGAAGCATTCGAGGAAGAGATCAACATCTTCGGTGGCGCAACCGATTCGTATGTTCCGCTTGGTTCGAGAGTCCCTGTCAGCACAAGACGCATCATCATCATCACGACCGCGTTGCTGGTCGTCATGCCATCTCCACGAAAGGTATTCGGATGAGGTTTATCAACGACAACATTTGGACTTGGGCTGGAACCGCTATCGCATTGATCTCAATGTCGGGCGTGGTTCAGTCACAGGCGCTCCTGATCTCAGGCATCGCTGTTGGTTTGCAAGTGATTCTCGCATTCATTCTCCGCGACGAAGACTGACCGGGTAATCAAACACCAAGCGCTATGGTGTCGACATGAGTCTTTCGATCATCAAGGATGTTCTAGGTCGGATGGTCGCATTGTTTGTGACCTCAGCAGCCGGTGTCATTACTGGCGCAGCGGTATTCGCTCCTGATGTGACGGTCGCTGAGTCGTGCTTGCTGGCTGGTTGCGCTGCTTGTGTTCAGGTATTGCAGAAACTTGCTAGCGCTTCTCTCGATGGGAATCTCACAACCGAGGAGATCGACCAAGCGTTCGGTATCAAGTCAGCAACACGCGCAAAGCGCGCAGCAAAGAAAGCACAACCAAGCCATGACGCGTAAATACACGGGTAACTCTGATGGCGTCTCGAAGGTCGGAGCGCGACCCGGGACAGAGAAACTGGTTCACTTCTGTCAGCGTCGATGGGGATTCACGAATCTCGGCATCTTCTCGAATCGTTCGATGAATAATCCGAAAGCGGTCAAAGGCGATCCGAAGTGGTTGAGCGTTCACGCGACTGGTCGTGCTTGCGACTTGGGATACAAGAACCGAAAGGATGCCGTCGAAGCATGGGACTGGTTCTTGCAACACGCTGCTGTTCTCGGCATTGAGGAGATCCACGACTACGCCTATGACCACAATGTCAAAGACAACGCTCCCGGTTGGGGTCGTGGTTTCAGATGTTCGCGTGGTGAAGGTTTGCGTGGCGTCACGATCTACAACGACAAGAACAATGCGGGAAGCAGAGGAGGCAGGTGGTTACACCTTGAACTTTCTCCTGAGATGGCTGATGATGCTGACAAGTTTGAGAAAGCATGGCGGTCGCTTCCTAAGCCGGGACAGTAACCATCTGAGACCTTCTCATCAGATTCCTTGATAGGTGACACACCCATGCGTCATAATCGAACGCATGAAGAAACACGCCAAGCCGCAACACGGCACACAGCAATGGCTTGAACTCCGTCATCGCATCGATTCTCGTTGCGTAATTGGAGCAAGCGAAGTCCCAGCGTTGATGGGAATGTCCCCATACAAGACGCGCAACGATCTATTCATCGAGAAGATGTTGCCAGTCGAAGTCGGAACGCCGACAGCAGCGATGCGTCGAGGCACTTTATTGGAGCCCGCTCTCATTGAGTTCGCTCGTGAGGAATTAGAACAAGACATCATCGTTCCGGAAGTGATGTTTCAGAATGAGCGCATCATCGCAACGCTTGATGGACAAGTCAACGATCGCTGGGGAATTGAAGCAAAGACGACAAACTCGTGGACAGATGGATCTCCTCTCCCGATCGAGTTCATCCTTCAAGCACAGGCTCAGATGTTTGCTGCTGAGATGGAGTGTGTCACATTCAGCATTCTTGATCGAAACATGCGTTTGTCTCTCGTCGATGTGGGCAGAGATGATGAACTCATCGCAACGATTACTCAGCAAGCAGAGATGTTCGCAGCGCAAGTCGATTCAGGCGAACATCGACTCGACGACTTTACTCTGCCCCAAGTAGCAGCGCTCTTCCCTGAGCCAGCCGGTGAGATCGAACTCGATTCATCCGTTCTCGCGTTGCTCATCGAATGGAACGCTCTCAAAGATCAGGCGAAGGAAGTCGAATCTCGTGAGAAGCAGATCAAGGATGCCATCGCAAACATGATGCGTGAGGCTGAATACGGCATCATCAATGGCGAGCGGGTCGTCTCATTCAAGCGACAGACACAGAGTCGGATCGATTCAGCAAAGTTGAAGCGCCTTGTCGACGAATCGATTCTCGCTCAGGCGACATCGACTTCATCATTCCGCGTGATGAGAGGGATGATCTGATGCGCTACTCAGTATCAACAATGTTCTCGCTCGGCGTAGGAGATGGCAGAGGTGGCATCGCAGAGCCATCATCAGTCACCTACCTCGTCATCGACAACATGACAGACGACATTCTCGGTGAGTATTCAAGCGAACATCAGGCTCAGCATCATCTCGAACAATTGATGGGAGTCGTCGGCGTCGCTCACTTCGCTTGCCCAACATGCAAAGCGGAAAGCGGAGAGTGGTGCTTCCGTTGGCGAACCGATCGCAATGGCGAGCGCTACAAAGAAGTCATGGGAGGAGCGTTGCTTACCTGCCCCGATCGACTTCGTCTCACAGAGCAACACAACAAAGAGATCCAAGAACTCAACGAACAAGGAGAACAGCAATGAGTTACGACATGAGCGACTATGTGGATGTGGCAGAACGCATCCGCGTATTCAAGGCGACGCATCCTGAGGGATCGCTTCAACCTTGGAATCCCGACAAGCCATACGAGATTGTGCAAGTAGGCGACCGGCTATTCATTGTCTACACAGCAGCCGCTTACCGAACTCCTGATGACCCTCGACCCGGTATCGCTGTCGCATGGGAGCCAGCATTCGGGAAGACGAACTTCACTCGCGACTCTGAATTGATGAATGCGGAAACATCTGCGTGGGGTCGAGCGATTCTCGCAGCGCTAGCAGCCGACTCGAAGCGAATCGCTTCTGCGAATGAAGTGATGAATCGTCGAGCCGATCAAGAATCTCAGCCGGTGCAAGTCGTCAACAATGCGCCCGCTCCTGAGAAGCCAGCACCGAAGGAGCGAAAGGTCGAAGTCGGATCTGCTGCGAAAGCAAACAGCGGGAGCGGTAAGCCGAGCGAGAAGCAAGTGAACTTCCTGAAAGCGTTGATGTCTCAGACAGGCGCAGATGCAGACATTGTCTGCGCTCTTGTTGGAGCGCGTGATGTCGATTCGCTCTCATGGCAGCAGGCGAAGAAAGCCATCGACGACTTGATTCGCATCAAGGATGGAACAGCAGCGCTCATGTTCGATACAGAAGGGAATGCGTACATCAAATGAATCACACATTCATCGTTCGTGTCGCTGACGCTCCCGGCGAAGAAGACATTCCCGTTGCTATGTCGTGGCTAGTCGAGCGAGCATTACGCGATGGCAACATTCGAGTGATCTCTATCGACAAAGTCATCGAGCATCCATCTGCTTATTCGGAGGACAACAAATGAAAGTCGAACGATTCAAGGAGATCCTCAACAATCTTCGGGATGATGATGACATCGCCATCGTTTGGTGGGACTACGAGGAGATGGGAGACCATGCAGAGGAGAAAGGGATCTCGCTATCTCGATCGCAATGGGCGCAAGTCGTGAAGAAGTTTGAGCGACGCTTAGACATTGACGCTCCGCTCATGGAGTTCCTCGATCAATGCCTCGAAGCATTCCGACCGGAAACAGATGACTGGTGCGACGAATGTGACGAATCAAATGAAGACTGTTGCTGTTAGCAGCGACCGGGTGAATGGAATCATCGAGGTTCGACTCCTCGACACCCACCATGCTTCACCGATAAGCGGGAAGCAGTAGACAGCAAGGAATGAAGACAATGGATTCATTGAAACTATTCAAGATCGAGGCTGTCGTCGTCGACGATGGTCTCACAAAAGAAGAAGTCGCCAAGCGACTCGGCTCATTCATCATCTCGATGGAATTGAGTGAATTAGATCCAACGACATCTGCAAAGAAGCGCGTCGTCGAATCATCGAAGCCAGCAGCAAAGCCCGTAGCAAAGAAGAAGCCGGTCGCAAAGAAGTCGACAGTCAAGCCGACGCGTCATCGCAACCGCTCCATCAGCGCCAAAGTGCAAGCCCGCATCGACCTCATCAAGAACATCATCGGTGATCGTGAGATGACCATCGAAGAAGTTGTCAAGGTAGCCCCGCTCAACTATGACCAAGTGATTCACGCGCTCCTCATTGGTGAGCAGAAGCGAGTCTTCGCTTGCAAATTGCTGAAAGCAAAAGCAGGTGTCCGACCATTGCGTCACTTCTCCGTCATCAAATGATGGAGAGCGAAGAATCATTCTTCGCGTATGGCGATGATGCAGGATTCGTTTCGATCCCTGCTTCACGAGAACGGGCAAAGAGTGAGGCTGCGAGCGGGATGTTCAACGCTCGCGCCTCTCTCATCCTCGAAGTCTTACGCAAACATCCTGATGGACTGACATGGAAGGATCTTTCCTCGATGCTCAGTCTTCATCATGGGCAGGTGAGTGGAGCGCTGTCGAATCTTCATCGAAAGGGATTCGTGTTCATGCTTCACATGAAGCGTCAGCGATGCCATCCGTATGTTCATGTCGACCACATTGATCGCTTCGCTCCGCTTGAACGGATCGATGAGCCATCAAAGACATCAGCGTCAGCCATGCGTGAATTGGAGCGCGAGATTCTGCGAGGGATTCTCGACACTCCTTCGCTTCTGATCAACATCAGGAACAATCTGAAATTGGAGAACGACATTGCGAGATACAGGAGGCTCAACGGTGGGTGAGATAATCACAACTCTCATTGGGCTACTTGCCATCTTTGTATGTGGCGTTCTGATCGGGGAGAAACTATGAGCGATGAACGAAAGATGACGCGGCTCCAAGCGTTCGACATTCTTCACAAGTATGACGAAGCATTCAGTAGCGGTGAGTTTCGTAAGGCTTGTCACCTTGTCGGCATCACCGATGAGATGGCAGAGGACATGACGCATCAGGAGATCCTTCAAGCGATGGCGGTTCGTCTTGCTGACATTGCTAGGGCAGCCGGGATAATCGAAGAATGGTTGTCTGAGGAGTGAAGAAGACTTGTCGAGAATCAAACTACGAAGGATTCATTTGTCCGAATTGCGAGATCAATGAAGGTGAATGTCTTCGAGGATTCTGTCACTACTGCTTGACGATGCTTGATGAAGATCAAGACTGGGGAGCCTGCTGTGTCTTGTGTCAGCCCGACTGATGTATTCACACATCTGCTACCTTGTCGACATGAATGAATCAATGCTCAAAGCGAAAGCCGACTGTGCTTGTGGTTGCGGATTGTTCGGAACTCCTCGCAAACGACCTGAGGGTCACATTCGCGGATGTGTTTGTCCTCGATGTCGAGGTCAAAGGAATCGAGCGAAAGGCGATGCAAAGGCTCGCAAGGCTCGCAAGGCGTTAGGCATTGAAGGAGTCAACTCTCGCCATGAGGAATTGTGGGGAGGAGCGATTCGTCTTGAAGTCAAAGCAGGCGCACAGATCAAGCCGGTATTCACCGCTTACCTCCGATGCGAAATACAAAGCGAACAACATCGACCGATCGGAGATCCGAGACCATTTGCTCTTGTCGCAATGCCTGATGGCACTAGCGATGGTTTGATTGTCATGCGACTATCACAGTTCGTTGAACTAACTGGCATACAGCCCAAATAACGAAGCCTGCCACCGGACAGCATCGGCAACAGGCTTCGACGATTATTCATCGCAACGCAATACTACGAAGCGTTGCTCTACTAAGGAGACAGCACATGGAGATCATTCGTGGCGACCACGAATCCCACTTCACCATCATCGCTAATGATGTGATGCGCGACAGCCGCTTATCTTTCCGCGCTCGTGGGATTCACCACTTCCTACTTTCGTTCCCGACCGGCTGGCGAATTGATTCCTCTGCCATCGCTCGTGCTGGCAAGGAAGGTCGAGATGCTGTCCGCGCTGCCTTGAAAGAACTCGAAGAATGCGGATACCTGATTCGTCAGCGGGAACAGGATGAGCGTGGTCGCTGGTCGACGCGGGCTTACATCAAGGAGATCCCCATGTCTGAGAATCACTTCCCGATGCCTGAGAATCCGACTTCGGGAAACCCGGTCGTCGGGGATTCAGGTGCTAATAGGAAGAATGAGATCACAAAGAATGAGATACAAGATGACAGCGAAGCGGATTCCCGCCGAGTGGTAGTCGATGGTCTCGTGAATGAGTGGTGGCAGAACTACAAAGACAAACACGATGGTCGAGTTCCCACAGGGAAGAACGCGTTCTTCGCTCTGAGGTCGACTGTGTCGGCTGCCTTGACCGCTGGCTGGTCGAGCGGGGAGATCCGGCAGGCGCTCCGCGAATGCGCCACCGTGCCGAGCGTGTCTCAATTCGATCGGATTCTCACCAACTCAGGAAGCCGTAGAACGGCAGGAGAAGACAGGCTGAGCCGAGACCTCGACTTCCTCTCCAAAGTCGCTCTGAGCGCCGTAGAAGCGCCTCTCAGGGAATTAGAGAAGTGAAGCCCGCCGATCTAGCCCGCTTCCTAGCAGCCGTCAGAGTCATCGACGACCGGCTGATGGTGAATGAAGCCTCGCTCCTCGCTTGGTCAGAGTTGCTTCCTGAATGGATCGACCTCGACATGGCGCTCCAAGCATTGCGAGACCATTACCAAAGCAGCGACAAGCGAGTGATGCCCGCTCACATCATCACTCTTGCGAAGCCCTATCGACCAGCGCTCCCGGAGCCTCCACGGATCGACTGCGAGACCTGCAATGGTCACGGAATCTTCACCACGATCGAGGATGATTCGATGAGGAAGTCTCACTACTGCCAATGCGAAGCAGGAAAGTGGTTGCGATTCCAACACGGGAGATGACTCAACAAATGAGACAGCACGGACTAGGGTCGTTTCATCCCATTCCATGAACAAGTCTGATGGTTCTTCGGGAACACATCGAATCAATGCGACAGCATTCAGCGTTGAATCGATGATCAGCGAAAGGAAAGTGAATGCAATGGATACGCAAAGCAGCAGCAGCATGCTTCATCATCCTGATTCTTCTGTCGACAACCCCTGTGGAAGCAGAGGCGAGTAATCCCCTGCCTTGTCCACAATGGCACAGCCTCCTTCGGAAGCATGGGCTCCCGGTGAAGGTGTTCGCTCCCATCATGTGGCGTGAATCTCGATGCCAACCAAAGGCTGTCGGCTGGAATTATCACTCCGGGAAGTCTCATCGAGACTGCAAACTCTCACACGCTCGCACCTATCGCAAGTGCAAAGCCGTGAAGTCTTACGATGTCGGACTCTTGCAGATCAATTCCTCATGGAAGACCTTGACTTCACAAGTATGTGGAGCGCCATTCGGGAAGATGCTTATCCTCCAAGATCCGACCTGCAACATCCGCGTCGCTGCGATTCTCTACGACGATGGCAAAGGCTTGTCGAACTGGCGAAGCACCAGCGGTAGAAGTACGCCTAATTAGAAGCGCTTGTGTTATCGTGTTGTCAAGCGACAGGAGACAGCATGAGCATCAGGAAGAGCCGAGAACAGATCAAGCGTCACGCAGCGATAAGCATCAAGCGACATCGTGAAGCGAACACAACAAGCCAGCAACTCCTAGCGTCAAAGGTCGGCGTGTCTCAACCGCTGATCTCTGCTTGGGAGCGAGGCAAGGTGGCACCATCAGTCGAAGACTTGGTCGCCATCGAGTTAGCGCTCGGTCTCGATCGTGGACAACTGATTCTCGAAGTCGCGTATGGAGGCTCAGGGAATTGATTCGGTGGTGAATGTCGGAACCAAGAGTTGAAGATGTTTGGTCTAAGCGTGAACGACCCGGTCGATTATCACCTGAGCCGCTCCTTCGATTCGTTGCCGACCTTCCATGTCGAGAAGCAGCGGAAGCATTAGGAGTGAATCCCGGAACGATGGTCAAGTGGAGATCAGGAAACTTTGAGCCGGGAATCCATTACGCGAAAGCAGATCGCATTGCGGTCAAGTATCTACGAAGTCATCCAGCAGCAATTTGGGGAAACGAATGGTGGCAACTATGACAGTTCATGTTCTTTGGAACGATGGAAAGAAGACAAGCGGAAAGACAGCGACTCATGTCTTGAATCAACTACTCGGTGGATGGAATCCGACCGACATTGATTCGCTCCGCTATGTGCTAGCGAATCGTGCTGGCATCACACACAAGAGAAGCGATGAAGATGATCTTCAATTCCTCTACCGACTCGATGAAGCATCACTCCTTTGTGTGCAAATTGATGAAGACGATCTGACGGATCGATAGAGGAGCGCCGCTCCGCTCCCGCTCCGGTTTGGTTGCGGTTTCTCAGGTTTCGAGAGGAGCGCCCCCCGCAAAGCCTTGCCCCATAAGGGTCACATGGCCGTATTAGCAAAGTTGATAAGATGGTCGGTGAGCAGGCGGGGAGCCTGCGAAACCGAAAGGGGCAGAGATGCCATCATCAGCAACATTCATCAACACAAGTCAAGGGAGGATGTACCGAGATGAACTCGCAGACATCATCCTTGGCATGCGAGACGCAGGTCACACGCTCCAGCATTGCGCTGACAGTTACGGGCTCGCCACTCGTCAGCAAGCGAGAACACTTTGGATCTCCGCTCTTCGTCGCGCTGGTCGTGAAGGAGAGATTCAGACTCGACAGATAGGTGTTCGCTTCGGCGGTCAGACATACCTCGTCGACTCGAATGATCTGTCAGACACATTCATCTTCGCTCCCGGCTACACATGGACAACATTCGGCGCTGAGGTCGAGTGCTACAACGCTGGCTATCGCAGAGCGACGCAAGCGCTTCGACAGGTATCGCTCGAAGCAGAGCAAGAGGGCTACAACCACTACACCCGTGACTACTGGAAGATCACAAGCGATGCTTCCATCACCGGCAACAATGCTTGCGAAGTCGTCTCGCCTGTCTTGCGTGGTGATGATGGTCTCCGCGAATTGCGAACAGCGATGATGGCGCTCCGCGATAGCGATGCGCGAGTGAATCAGTCTTGTGGCGGTCACATTCACATTGGCGTGAATGGATGGATCGATGAAGTCGGTCAAGCCGCCATCATCCGTCGTTGGTGGAAGATCAACCGCGCGATGGAGATGCTTGTGCTTCCTTCGCGTCGTAATAATCGCTGGTGCAAGCGAACAGATCAGGCTCGCTCTGAGCGTCTCGCTGCCGAATGGGCATCAGGCGACAAGAGTGGCGGTGGCGATCGCTACTACGAATTGAATCTCCAAGCATGGGGTCGACAGGGAACATTCGAGAATCGTCTTCACAACGGATCTCTGAATGGCAAGAATCACGGAGCGTGGGTCATCCTGAATCAAGCCGTGATGCTGTTCCTCTCGCAAAGCACGGAAGCAGAAGTCAACAACATCTTCGGTGATGAGTTCTGCCATCACAATGGAACAGTCGTCGACAATCCTGAGCCGACCTATTGCGGTCGCACATGGGAAGAGCACTACGACCTCTACACACAGAATCTCCCTCAGACGCCAAGCGATGATGCCATCGCTCGCCTCCGCGCAGACTTCGACTCCCGGGCATTCGTGCTTCGTCGTGGTGTGACGGATGAAGAATGTGAAGCAGCGATGCGTCGCCTCATCATGGCGCTCCTGAATCGAATGCTCATCACTCCGGATGTAGCCGCTCATCTCAACGCTCGCGTCGAGTGGATCAAGAACCGCAACAACCGTGGCGAAGCAAGCCGCGGAGCCTAAGGAAAGGAATCAATAGTCATGTGTGGAATCGGAGCATTTCATGTTCAGGGAGACGAGTTCGATGCGGGGCGATGCGCTCGCATCCTTCTTCGTCTTCTCGAAGTCAGAGGTCGTGACGCATCAGGCGTCGCGTGGCATCAGCCCGTATCAGAGGATGTCGAGACATTCATCTTGAAGGGAAACATCAGCGGCTCAGAATTGGCGAAGCAGATTCAGCCGGGACAGATCGGCTCGACGGGCATCGTTCATACTCGCTGGGCTACGAAAGGAGATCCGTCGAACAATCTGAACAATCACCCCATCGATGTCAGCGGCATCGTCGGCGTTCATAACGGGCATGTCTCGAATGATGATGAGTTGTTCAAGAAGATCGGCAAGGAGTTCTACTCGCGTCAAGGTCAAGTCGATAGCGAAGCAGCATTCGCGTGGTTGGCTCATGGCGATACAGAGTTGTCGATCTTCAAGCGAATGGCAGAGATTCGAGGCAATGCCGCTCTCTTGTGGCTCGATACAAGCGATCGTCGTCAGCGGCTTCATGCGGCTCGTCTGACATCGTCTCCGCTTGTTCTAGGGCAGATGAAAGGCGGCTCTGTCATCTGTGCATCGACGCAGGCGATTCTCGATGAGACAGCGAAGCGTCTGAATGTCTCCTTCGAGTTCTGCTATTCGTTCAAGGAAGGTGAGTATGCCGTCATCGAGAATGGTCGGATCTCCGAGTTCATGGATGTGCCGATGCCCCGCTCGTATTCATCGTCGTATTCCCATTCGACAGCGACATCGAGTTATCAAGCAGCATCTCTATTCGAGAAGGGAGGAAAGTGATGTCGTACATGAATGAGTTCGACGCGAATTGGGATGCTTGCTTGTCTTGTGAAGCAGTTCGCCCATTGGATACTTGGGGCATGTGCGCTCGCTGTTCATTCGATTCGTTGACCCTTGCGGAGATCGCTGATGAGGAAGATGAGTCGACATCGCTCCGCTCATTAGCCGACTGTGCATTCGGTCTCGAAGAAGTTGCCGATGACTTGAAGGATCTCGGCTTCCCATCCATTGCGAATCGTTTGTTGCCCATCATCCGCGAGATCGACAAAGCCCTCTCGTATGAGTTCGGTGATGCCGCTCCGCTGTCGAAGAAGCAGCAGAAGAAGAAGAAGAAGGTCGCAGCCGATCTCCCGGCTACGAAGAAGGTGGCTCCGGTCATCGAGTTGAAGCGGGCTCTGCCTCGCGGAAAGGAGGCATGATGCCTTTGTCAGTAGAAGAGTTGGCTCTGCGTATGCAGATTGTCAGCATGAGAGATCGAGACGGGATGACATTTGATGCCATCGCGCAAGCGTTGAATCTCGCAACGCGTCAAGTGGCTCGCTCGAAGTATTTCAAGGAGATCCAACGGCGCACCGATGAGTCTGCTTACAACGACGCATTCGCGGGAATTGTTCTCTCGCCGTATCTGCGTCTATCAGTCAGCATGATGAAGAAGATTCGCAAGGACTTCCCTGAGGCGCTCGTCGAGATCGACCGCTACATTCGCACTCGTGGCGATGGCACAGAACAGGAGCCGTTCTGATGAAGGTCGCAACTCTGACCCGTTGGTGTGAATGTGATCTTGGAACGCATCGATGCCGAATCAATTCGGCGAGTGATCTTCACATGGATGGTTGTCGCTGGTCGATGAATCGAGCGCCGCTCCGCGTTCGGATCTTGAACATCAAGGTTGTGAATCGTGAGCGCTGGTCATTTGTGAAGGTGATGGTGGCAGGCTTCCTGTTCTACTTCGGTCTCGCGTGGTCGGCATCTTCCGACTTCTCGACTCCCGGCTATTGGTGGAGCGCTGCGATGATCGGCGCAAGCATCGCTGTGCTGATGAGCGCCTGTCGAATCAGATAGCATCACAAGTCCCCCAACATGAGAGCCGCTCCGCGAGGGGCGGCTCTTGTGCTGTTCAAGAATGAATGATGATGACCAGCAGATGTGTTAGTGTCGATCCTGATGACAGCACCAACATTTGATGAATGGCTTCGACAAGGAGTCTCGCTTGGTTTCTGTTCCCCGGTTCTTTGTGAGACGCACGATGGTGTTGGTCTCACAGAGGAACAGGAAGCAGAGTTCAACGATGGAGGAGATCCATGCGTTCATGTGATTCAAGTCTTCGAGAGTGAAGAACATCGAGCGTTTGTCTTCGACAACCATTCACCGATCCACTACCGGCTGACTCAGGAGATGCGAGATGACCTCGAACATTCGTGAAGAACTATCACCACTCAGGACACCCATCAAGGATGTTCATCCTCATCCGAGGAATGTGCGACAAGGAGACATCGGCGCAATTGCACAAAGTCTCAGCGCTCATGGTCAATACCGACCGATCGTCGTTCACAAAGCGACAGGCAACATCCTCGCTGGCAACCACACATACGCAGCAGCGAAGTCGCTTGGTTGGAAAGACATCGCAGCAACCTTTGTCGACTGTGATGAAGAACAGGCGCTCCGTATTCTGCTGACTGATAATCGAGCGAATGACCTCGCCTCGTATGACGACTCAGCCCTCGTGGATCTATTGAAGGAGTTGATGACCACGCCTGAGCAATTAGCCGGGACTATGTATGACCCTGCTGACCTCGACGACTTGGTCGGATTACTCGAACCACCGAATCTTGATGACCTCATCGGATCTCTTGGTGGGGAACACAGCGATGATGACCACGACGACTTCACAGGCGTGGTGCGAATGCGACTCGCATTGTCGGTGTTCACTCAATGGCAGGAATTGTGGGCTCGTCTTCCCGGATCGACAGACGATGAGAAAGCAACAGCGCTGATAGAGGCTTACGACTCTCATGCTTGAACAGCCGCCGAAGTTTCTTCTGTCGTATCACTACTTCAAGAAGACTGATCTCGACAAACTCATTGCTCGAATGCCGATCAAGCCGATGATCTTCGCTGATAGCGGAGCCTATTCAGCGTTCACGCAAGGCGCAGAGATCGACATCAAGGATTACGCAGCATGGATCAAACGATGGGAACACCTCATCACCGTGTATGTGAATCTCGATGTCATCAGAGATCCAAAGGCGACAAGTCAGAATCAAGCCATCTTGGAGCGCATGGGGCTCCAACCGATTCCTGTCTTCCATACAGGAACAGACTTCAAGCATCTCGACCGGCTAATGAAGCGCTATCCATACATCGCTCTCGGTGGCATGGTGAAAGCAGAACGCAAGGCAACGCTCCGCTGGGCAGCGACTTGTCACAAACGCGCAGAGGATTACGGGAGCGTCTTTCATGGCTTCGGTCAGACATCGATGGAGAACATCATGTCGATCCCTTGGTATTCAGTCGACTCGTCATCATGGGCATCGGGCTTCATGTATGGGCGCATCGACTTGTGGGATGGTCGCCAATGGAAGCAATGCATTGTCGGAGATCGGAAGTCAGTAATGAAACTGGCTCCACTCATTCGAGATCATGGAGTCGACCCGCTCATCTTTGCTGACAGATCCAAATACCACCGCTCCTACGCGGTGAAAGTGGCGGCTATCACTTGGCATCGCTTCGAGAAGTTTCTTCGACAGCGACATGGTGGCATCAGAATCCCGGAGCGTGAAGACGGGCTGCATCTCTATCACGCGAATACTCGACCTGATGACCTCGCTCTTGAAAGCGAAGGAATACATGTCTATCTCGCAGCAGGTAATGGATCGAACAACAATGAAGTCGAGATGGTCGAAGCATTGACTGGCGACATGTCAGTCGGTCGTGGTCATCCTTCACGCTCAGCCGGGACTCATCTCTACAAGGCGACATCGTCGACAACAGAGATGGTTCAAGGAACAGAAGGACTTCATCTGTATCTAGCGCAAGCATCGACAACAGACATTATGACCGAGTCACATTCGATCCATCAAGAAGTCACAGAGAACAACGGAAAGGCTCAGAGATGACAAACAAGACAGTCGCCATCGTTAGCGGTGGCATGGATTCGGTGGTGATGGCTCATCTCCTCGCAAGCGAGGGACACCAGTTGACGCTCATGTCGTTTGATTATGGGCAGCGCCACAAGAAGGAACTCGAATACGCGAAGATGGCGTCGAATGATCTTGGAGCGAATCATGTCATCGTCGACCTCTCGCATCTGACCGGCTTGATCTCCTCATCAAGTCTGACCAACAGCGAGATCGAAGTCCCCGACGGTCACTATGCCGAACAGACAATGAAGCAGACAGTCGTTCCGAATCGCAATGCCATCATGTTGAACATCGCTGCTGGATACGCGGTCGCTATTGGAGCGCGATTCATTGCCACAGCGGTTCATGGTGGAGATCACTACATCTATCCCGACTGTCGACCAGCATTCATCAAGGCGACTGATCTTGCGCTCACCATCGCCAACGAAGGATTCATCGATCCATCCTTCCGCGTCATCGCTCCGTTCCTCTATGCCGACAAGACATTCATCGCTAGTGAAGGTCATCGACTCGGCGTCGACTTCTCGAACACATGGTCGTGCTACAAGGGAGGCGACATTCATTGCGGCTCATGCGGAACCTGCTTCGAGCGTCGAGAAGCAATGCGAGATGCTGGCGTTCCCGATCCAACTCTGTATCAAGCACTCCCGGAGTATGTCGATCCTCGATGAAGTATCAAGTCGTCAAGACATTCACTCCTGAACAGGGATGGTCGACAGCCTTTCGTCAATGGCGGGCAGAGTCTCATTGTCGCTTCATTCATGGGTACGCCATCAGCGTCGAGTTGACATTCGAGGCATCCACGCTCGACTCCCGGAATTGGGTCATCGACTTCGGTTCATTCAAGCGAGTCAAGGAAGACATCGCTCGACTCTTCGATCACAAGACTGTGGTCGCAGCAGATGATCCATTCCTCAAAGACTTCGAGCGCCTCAATGAAGCAGGCGTCATCGACTTGCAAGTCATCCCGAATGTCGGCTGTGAAGCATTCGCAGAGTTCATCGCATACATGGTCGACAATTGGCTCCGCATCGAACAGCCGGTGGCGAATGATGTTCGTCTTGTCTGCGTCGAAGTAAGAGAACACGGAAGCAACGCTGCGAGGTATTACCCATGAGTGAACTCATCATCTCTGAGATGTTCGGAATGACGCTCCAAGGAGAAGGAAGATCACAAGGTCGACCAGCATTCTTCGTTCGTCTCGGCATGTGCAACCTCGACTGTTCATGGTGCGACACTCCCTACACATGGGACTGGACAGGGAAGAACGGAACCAAATACAGCAAGAAGGATCTCCTGCATCTTTCCATCGACGACATCCTCGACATCATCCCCGGTGACTGTCCTCGACTCATCATCACAGGTGGTGAGCCAATGATTCAGAAGAAGCATCTCATCCCATTCATCGAGGCGCTCCCCGACACAATGGCTGTCGAGATCGAAACCAATGGCACTCTGTCACCGGCTGGCATCCCGGCATTCGTTCACTTCAATGTGTCTCCCAAACTCCCCCACAGCGGGATCTCCTTCGACAAGGGAATCAACATCGATGTGCTTCGAGAGTTCAACGACCTCGATGCTGACTTCAAGTTCGTCGTCAGCCGGGAAGAAGACATCGAACTCATCAGCGACATTCAGCACATCGTCGAGATTCATGGCTCCAACATTTGGATCATGCCGGAAGGTCGCTCGGCAGATGAGATCACCGCTGAACTCCCGCAATGGTTTAGTGTGTGTGCTGATAACTACTGGAATCTGTCGACACGACTTCATGTGTTGGCATTCAACGACAAGCGAGGAATCTGATGCACCGAGTCACATGGGAAGAACTAGCCACCGAAGCCGAGCGCATCGCTAACACATGGCGAGGCAAAGTGTCTGCTGTCTATGGCATCCCAACAGGAGGAGTCCCGCTAGCGCTCATGGTCGCATCGAGACTCAACTTGCCGATGGCGAGCGACTATCACCTTGGCTCCGCGATTCTGCTTGTCGACGACCTCATCGACACCGGGCGCACGATGCGCGCATACGGCAACACAAACATCCGTGATGCTGCATTCAGGAAGCCCTACTCACCGATCGAGATCGCACCCCACGCTCGCACCATCGACGACTGGCTGTGGTTCCCTTGGGAACACGATGAAGGAGATCCCGAAGACGCAGTCGTTCGCATCCTTCAATTCATCAAAGAAGATCCAACTCGGGATGGTCTCATCGAGACACCACGCAGAGTGGTCAAGGCATACAAGGAGATGACCGTTGGATACGAAGCAGACATCAGCGCTCTGCTTGGAGTCACCTTCGATGTCGACTGCGACGAGATGGTCGTCGTCAAAGACATCCCGTTCTCCTCGCTCTGCGAACATCACATGCTTCCATTCACAGGCACAGCAACCGTCGCATACATCCCGGGCAAGCAAGTAGTCGGTCTCTCCAAGATCCCTCGACTCGTCGACGCATTCGCCAAGCGCCTACAAGTCCAAGAGCGACTGACGAATCAGATCGCTGACGCAATGGTCGAACATCTCGACCCAATTGGAGTCGGAGTCATCATCAAAGGTCATCACTCATGTATGAGCCTGCGCGGAGTCGGAAAGTCAGGAACAATGATGACATCAGCACTTCGAGGAGTGATGCGAACCAAACCGGAAGCGAGAGCAGAGTTCCTGCACTTGGGGTAGCCATGAGACAACCTCGACGCTCATGCCTCGACTGTGGCACCCCCACCACAGCCAGCCGGTGCAAGCAATGTCAAACAAAGAACGAAACAAGACGCACCAGTCAACGGATACGACCGCATTACGACTCAGCATTCCGAAAGGAGTCGAAGCGGGTCAGAGACTCAGCCGACACATGCTGGCTCTGTGGTCAAGGAACAAGAATCAATGACCCGTGGACAGCCGACCACCTCATCCCCCGTGACCCCTCATCACCCCTGCTTCCCGCTCATCGATCATGCAACTCCCGTCGAGGCGCTCAGATGAGAGGAGAAGCCCGATGATGCCCCCAGCCCCCCCATGCCCCCGCCCGACCCGTAGCGCTCAGCAGAGCGCGTCTCAGCGCGTCTCAGAGGCGCTCCCCACCCCACCCCGCCATGCAATTTTCTCTGCCCCCGCGACTCCTTCAC